ACGGCATCCAGAATCATGCGTAGCGTCGATACCCGCGGCAACGGCGGCTATGTGCTGATCCCGCCGTCTGACGGATATAGCGAATGGAACGATCTTGATCCCGCAGAACTCCCGGACTGGCTGCTGGGGGAGCTGACAGCACAGCCTGAACCCAACCCGGAAAGTCATGCTCATGTTGTCTCAGTCCCCCGCCGCGATCATGGAGGCACGCCATACGGGTTAAAGGCGCTGGCAGAGGAATGTCAGGCCATCCGGACGGCACCCTTTGGTCAGCAGGAACATACCCTCAATGCGTCATCTCTCAAGATCGGGGCTCTGGTCGGTGGAGATGAGATCGAGGAAGGTCTGGCCCTGTCTGACCTGATGGCTGCAGGTCGCTCCATACCGTCTCAGGCCGGTCGTCCGGCATGGCAGCCAAAGGAAATCGAAAACAAGATCCGTCGCGCATTCCTCGACGGCATGCGTAATCCGCGCAAGCCGGACAGGCTTCCTGATGATGGCGTGGATTATGCTGCTCCATTCCTCGAGAAAATCGATAATCGGGCAAACCTGCCGGAGCGAAATGTAGGCGCGCTGATCCCTGCCAGCATTATGGATGTGGACGGGTTTATGGCTGATTTCGTCAGCTACACTACACGCACGGCACGCCGACCCCAGCCTTTTGCAGCACTGGCGGCGGCGATCAGTCTGGTCTCTGTCCTGGCAGGACGGAAATATCGTTCCCCAAGTGATCTCTGGACCAACCTCTATACCGTTTCCATTATCGATAGCTCTGGAGGCAAGGACCACGCCCGCAAGGTCATCAAGCGCCTGCTGGCTGCTGCTGACCTGATGCCCTATCTGGGCGGCGAGGATATTGCATCCGGCACCGCTCTCCACACCAGCCTGAGGATCCATCCATCAAAGCTGTTCGTGCTGGATGAGTGCGGCGATTTCCTGAAAAGCATCCTTGGGCCCAAGGCATCGGCTCACAAGCAGCAGATCGCCAGACGTCTGAAGGAACTCTATACCGCCAGCGGGGATGTAGTTCTTGGAACGGAATACGCTGACCAGTCCGAGAAGAATGGAAGACCCCGCGAGGATGTCCATAACCCGATAGCCACCATATGCGGCACCAGCACACCCGCGCAGTTCTGGGATGCCGTGGCGGGCGCCAGCCTTGCCGACGGGCTGATGGGGCGCTTCCTCGTGTTCGTGCCGCAGGAGAACTACCCGCCATTACAGGAAGGCGAGATCGTCGCTATCCCTGATAATCTGGTAAATGGTGCAAAATCCATTGTAGCAGGCTGTATGAAGCATGATCCGGGAAACCTCCAGACCCTCATGCACGCCAGCGACCCGTCTGCGCCCTATACGGTCCCGTTCGCAGCGCAGGCCATTTCCGAAAAAGAAAAAATCGAACGGCGGCAGGAAACCCTCCTGAAGCAGAACGAAGGAACATACATCACGTCGCTTGCCGGACGCATCGTTGAAAACGCGGTAAAGCTGGCGATGATCCGGGCCATATCACGCTGTCCGCACGACCCGGTGATTGAACGCAAGGACATGGCATGGGGGGCAGAACTTTCCCTGCACTGTTTCGATGCACTGCGGAGCGGGGCTGAACGATACGCCGCCGATAATGAGGGGCAGGCCCGCATGAAGATGGTCAAGGAGGCTATCAGGTCTATAGGAGAGGCTACCAAAACGACCATCTACCGATATATCGGCGGCAAGATGTCCATCAAGGAGCGGGATGAAGCCATCAGCGCCCTTGTAGAGGGACGATGGATTACTGTAGAAGAAAAGAAACCCGCCGGGGCAGGGCGCCCCTCTCAGGTTTTCAGGATCGCACAGGGTAATTAATTAATTTTTGCGGAATTATTGAAAACAATAATTCCGCCCTGAAAACCGCAAAAAACAGCCAAAAAATAATTATTGCATTTTTTTTCGCGCGCGCAGGCGTTGGGTCTCTATCTTTATATATATCTAATAATAATAATATAATTATAATAATATATAACATACTGATTTCACACGGTTTTTCCGCCGAATTCTTGTTTTCAAAAATTAAAATTAATTCCAAGAATTATTTTGAGTACCATGATACCGCTACGGGTGGTAAAATCACGGCATGGATAACCCCGCTGATTTCTGGCCCGAACGCTGCGGCGATGAATACGTGGCGAACCTTGCCCCGGCGAAGAACTGGAACGTGGCCGTCACGCTCTGCCAGATGCGGGCCGAATACGATATCGGGGAAACGGGAAGGGCTGTGCTGGCTGATATGCCCCTGAGAGCGTCGAGGATTGGCGCTGAGTGTGGTGCAATCGGTTCCGAGGGAGATTGACCGTGGGTGATGGTAAAGGCGCTGTGTGGGCGAATATGGAGAAAACGCCCCATCCGGGGAAAACGAACGCCCACGCGGCAAGGATGGGAGGTTCGTTCAGAATGACTGACGCACTAACAACCGCCCTGATCTGGACCCTGTTCATCCTCGTGGTCGCGCCTGTGTCGGCTGGTTGTTTGGTGGTGTGGCTGGCATGACTGACCGCATAGGACGCGCTATCGCACTAAATCCTACTGTGGCTCGGCATATCGGCGCAATTTCCAGCCAGCTAGAGCTTGGTGAGGGAATTTCTTGGGATGATGTAGCTAATTACATCGCGCAGGAAGAAGGATGCACTCCTGATGAGGCGTTTGAGATGATGGAGCAGGCCCAGCGTGACGGCATGTTTTCAGAAGGGCGCGCACAGTGATCCCCAGACGCCAACGCCACCTCCAGCAGGAAATGCAGGAGCGTGGCTGGTCCGTTTCCGTCACACGCGGCGGACACCTGAAATGGACCCACAGTAACGGCGCAATCTATTTCCCGGCAGGAACGCCGGGTGACCGCAGGGCAGTGAAGAATGCTCGGGCGGCTATGAGGAGGTTGGAAAAATAATGGCGACTATCGAACTTGATCGCGTAGCCCAGATCCTGAAATCCGACCAGCGTTATAATCGACTGTGCCGGGAAATCGCGGCAGGCACCGCGCCGGATCCTGGTGCGGACGGTCCGGCATCTGTGGCGCGAAAAATCGTGCAGGACGCCATTGTCCTTGTTGAACATGGCGCGAAAAATCATATCGTTCGTCGCGTGGCAGAGGAATGCGCGCTGGACCGGTTCTACCATCGGCCAAACAGCAACCTGACATCGCAGCAGCATGCGGCCGGGATGCGTTTCCGTCAGGCATGGTTGCGTTCCGCCCGTCGGGCGCGCGTGACCCAGACTTACGACACGCAGGAAATCGAACGTGGCGGCGATCTGACAGGGCCGGAAAACACCAGCTACGCCCGCGAACTGGTTTCCGAGGCGCTGGAAGCTCTTACATCAGCGCAGCGGCGCGCGATCGTTGCCGTATGTGGCGAGGATGAGCGTGTGGGCATGCGCGGAAAAACCCTGTGCTATGGCCTCGATAAACTGGCTGATCTGTGGTTCAAAAAATAAGACTTGTACTTTTTCCAGTAACGTGCATTATTCGGTCCATCATGGAATAAATGCGCCGCAACGGCACGATATAAGCCGCCCCGCCGAGGGCGGTTTTTCGTATTCGGCCATCACTGTTCCATGTGCATTCGGGCGGCTGACAACCTTACGGCTCTGGCACGGAACCGATAGCCCCAGTCTCCCTAACCGATTGGCGCCCGTTAGTTTCATTGCCGATCGGCATGGGTAAATCCTGTCAGCCCGCAAGCAACGGGGGATAAGGCGGGGAGTGCATCAAAAATCATTGCCTGGAGGAACGTATGGCTGGGCGAAAGGGTCCGGCTAAAGCTGAGAAGCGAACGAGCCGGACACGTCCTACGCGCGATGCACGCGAGGTTTTCCTTGAGCATCTGCGTAAAACATCAAACGTATCAGAATCTGCTCGTGTTGCTGTGGTCGGGCGAACGACCGTCCATGAATGGCGGGATCAAGACCCTGCGTTTGCCGCCGCATGGGACGATGCGATCGATGAGGCGACAGACGCCCTTGAGGCGGAAGCGCGTCGCCGCGCCGTCGATGGCCACGAAGAATACGTGATTTCCATGGGGCAGATAGTGCGCGATCCGGAAACCGGGAAGCCGCTGAAACAGAAGAAATACAGCGATGCGTTGACAACGCTACTGCTCAAGGCGCACCGGCCCGAGAAATTCCGTGAACGCTATGACGTTCAGCAGACCGGAAACATCACTATGAACATCACATCGGATGACGACGCTCTGTAATGGTCGCCAAGCTGAACCCGGCCCAGCAGGAAGCAAACCGACTGCTCGGCAGTCCGGCCACGCACATCCTGCTTCGGGGCGGCTCGCGGTCGGGGAAGACCTTTCTCCTGATCCGCGCTCTCGTTATCCGCGCAGCCAAGGCGCCAGGCACGCGCCACGGCATATTCCGCCATCGCTTCAATGCGCTGAAACACTCCATTATCGGGGACACGTTCCCCAAGGTGATGCGCCTGTGCTTCCCCGGCGTGCCCTATAACCTGAACCGTACGGACTGGTTCGTGACCCTGCCGAACGGGTCCGAAATCCTGTTCCATGGCCTTGATAGTTCCGACCGCACGGAGAAGATCCTCGGTCTTGAGTTCGCCACGGTCTACCTGAACGAGGCCAGCCAGATCGGATACGGCGCGCGCAACATGCTGCTGACGCGGCTGGCGCAGAAATCGCCGCTGAACGTCAAGGAATATATCGACGCCAACCCGCCCACGACTTCGCACTGGCTCTACAGCCTGTTTGAGCGGCGCGTTGAGCCGAAGTCCGGTGAACCGCTGCCCGACCCCGCCGACTATGCGACCATGCAGATCAATCCGGACAGCAACCGGGCCAACCTGTCGCCTGAATACCTGAAGCAGCTGGAAAGCCTGCCGGAGAAGGAACGCCAGCGGTTCCTGTTCGGCAATTACCAGACTGCGATCGAGGGGGCACTGTGGACGCTGGACCGCATCCGGCGTGAGGCTGCGATAACGGACGCCAACCGTGCCGCCGTGCTGGCGCGTATGCGGCGCATCGTCGTGGCCGTCGATCCCTCGGGTTGCTCAGGTCCGGAAGATTATCGCTCGGATGAGATAGGCATTTCGGTGTGTGGTGTTGACGTTGACGGCAACGGTCATGTGCTGGCCGACCTGTCATGCCGCACCGGTCCTGCCGGATGGGCCAAGGTCGCGTTGGATGCACTGGACCTGTGGCGGGGCGACCGGCTCGTGGCCGAAAAAAACTTTGGCGGCGCGATGGTCGAAAGCACGATCAGGGCAGCGCGCGCCACGGCGCCGGTCACGCTTGTCACGGCTTCACGCGGAAAGTTCGCCCGGGCCGAGCCTGTGGCCGCGCTCTATGAACAGGGGAAAGTGACCCACCACGGCAGGTTCCCCGACCTTGAGGACCAGCTTTGCCAGTTCTCCATGTCGGGGTTTGAGGGCGCACGCTCGCCCGACCGGGCTGACGCGCTGGTGTGGGGGCTGACTGATCTCATGCTGGGGCCGCCACCAGCCGCACCGGCGCGATTTGTGCCAACACGTTTCAATCTGGGCCGATAGCGGCCACGGGGCCGTATGGACTGGCAGCAGCTAAAGAAAACCTATCCGCAGGACAACGATCTGCCAGCGCGCGCAAATCGCCTGACCGCGCTGATGAAGGTCAGGGACTGCACGCAGTATGACGCGATCCCGAACCCGTTCAGCAGCGAATATAACGGGGCAGGGGAATACATCCCCCTGTCGCAGCGCAGGCCGTCGGTGCGCACCAATATGTGCGCGACGGTGGTGGATGAAAGCGCCTCGCTGGTGTTCGGTGAATGCCACTGGCCCGCCCTGAGCGCGGACAGTCCGGACGTTGCTGCCGTCATGGCCGATCTGGACCGGGAATGCGCATTGCCCGCGGTCATGATCGAGGCGGTTATTGCTGGCTCCGTCGGGTCATCGGCGTTGCTGGTTGAGGTCGTGGATCGTGCGCCATGCGTGTCGATGCACGATACCCGGTTTCTCACGCCCGTATGGGATGCGGTGAACCGCCTGGAGAGCGTGACCGAATGCTACAAGGTCAAGGGGGCTGATCTGGCTGCGAATGGCTGGCCGATCTCTGATGATGACGGGCCTGCCGTGTTCTGGTGGCGGCGTGAGTGGAGCCGCACGGAATGCCTGGTCTACGTGCCGCGCCTTGTCTCGGAAGGCATGCCTGATCGGATAGATGTCTCACGCACCACGCAACATGGCCTCGGCTTTGTTCCGTGGGTCTGGATGGCCAATCTGGCGCAGCCGGGCGTTGTGGATGGCCCGTGCACCTTCGAGCGTGCCATCGATACGGTCATCGAGTGCGATTACCTGCTGTCGCAGTCCGGTCGGGGCTTGAAATACAGTTCTGACCCCAAGCTGGTGATTAAGGCGGGGAAGGGCGATCCGGCAGGGGCGGACGGAGATAGTGGCACAACCGGCGGCGCATCCTCGGCTCTCGTCCTCCCCATGGATGGCGACGCCAAGATGCTGGAAATCAACGGCGATGCATCAGGGGCCATGTTGGCGCACTACAAGGAACTGCGCGCCATCGTGATGGAGCAGATCCACGGCAACCGGGCCAGTGCGGACAAGATCAGTGCTGCGCAGTCTGGCCGGGCCATGGAAATGATGTGCCAGTCTCTGGTGTGGCTGGCTGATCGTCTGCGCCTGGCCTACGGCGAATACGGACTGCTGGCGCTGTATCGCATGATCTGCCGGTTTTCCAGCGTAGTGGCTGGCGGCATCCGGATTGGCGGCAAGGATCACGTCAATCTGCCTGACGCCGGTCTGGCGCTGCAATGGCCGCCCTACTTCCCCAGCACGGACCCCGAACTGCTGCAGCTTGCGCAGGGTCTGGCGACGGCTGTGGCGTCGGGCTTCATGTCCAACGAGACCGCCTGCAGCATCTACGCCGCCAAGGTCGGAACGGCCAGCCCGCAGGAGGAATGGAACCGGGTTATGGACGAACTGTCCGACCCTGTCCTGATCGCCAAAAGACAGGCCGCCGCTAACGCCGCCAAGACCGACCGGAAGGCCGGAGCGGCAGGACACACAGAGACACGACAGGTCACGGCCTGACGTTTCCCGGCTGATGCCGGATCATTCACAAAACAGAGGGTCAGATGACCGAAAACACCACGCCTGTAATCGATCCCAACACGGTGCGAGAACTCGAAAAAGCCCGCGCCGATCTCGTAACGGTGCGCGGCGAACTGAAATCCGCCCGTGCTGAACGCGATATCATTCGCGGTGAGCGTGATGAGGCGATCAAGTCGCGTGATGGCCTCAAGGCCCAGTTCGACAAGCAGAAGGCTGACGGCGAAAAGGCACTGGCCGATGCGAACGCCGCCATTGAGCAGGCTAAGGCTGATGCCGAAGCCGCGACCAAGGGCGCGACGGAAAAGGCGAACGCCGCCGTCATTCGCGCCGAGGCCAAGGCCGCCGCCGTCCGTCTGGGCGCGGTCAATCCCGATGATGTGGTCAAGCTGATCGACCTCGGCACCGTCAAGATGGGCGAGGACGGGAAGATCGACGGTCTTGATGCTGTGATGGAAGCCGCAAAGGAAAGTCGTGGCTATCTGTTCTCCGAGCCCCCTAAGCCCGGGACCGAGACCGGTACGACCAAGACGACGCCCGCGCCCAAGGCCGGAGACCCCGAACCGTTCAACGCGGTAACGGCAGACGCGAAAGACGTGGCAGCAAATGCCGCAGCCATCGGTCTACGCTGGCCGCCTCGCTAACCCAAAACAAATCCCGCCGCTGATGCGCGCACCGCTTCCTGCTGATGCCGGGGCGAATTTCTGACATCAAGGATATAAACATGGCTATCGCCAATTTCCCCGCAGTTCTTCAGCCCGTCATTCAGCAGGGCTACCTCGCACGTGCCTTTCAGGATTCCCTCCAGTCGCGCCTCGGGTTTCGTTCCGTTGCGGATCGGATGGATTTTCCGGCACGCATCGGCCAGACCATTACCGATACCCGGCGCGGCCTGCTGGCTCCCGCGACAA